CTCACTTGCTGGAAGAAGAGCGGGGCTTAAAGGAGCCAAAAGTAGCCTTATCGCGCACGCAATTGCCCTCATTGCTCAGCTCAAACCAAGTATTTTTATCTGGGAAAATGTTAAAGGAGTGTTCTCCTCTAACTCTGGCGCAGACTTTTGGGCAATTCTCAAAGAATTTACCAACATTGGGTGTTATAGAATTGAATGGCAATTGCTTAATTCAAGCTGGGTACAAGCTCAAAATAGAGAACGAATATTCCTTATTGGACATCTTGCAGGAAGAAGTGAGCCAAGAGTATTTCCTTTCACAGAAGATGATTTCTTGTCTAAATCGGGAGAGAAAAGTAAATCACAAACCCCGATTAGTGGAACACTCAAAGCAAATGGAAACTTAAACCAAGATGATACGTATATTGTTTATGGTTCTACTTTGAAAAAGCATAATAAAGATTATAAAAACAGTAAAATACGTGTGCTGACAGAGGTAGAAAGAGAGCGCCTGCAAGGTTTTCCTGATAATTGGACACAATATGGTGATTATAACGGGAAAATAAGGCGCATTTCAAAGACACAACGATACAAGCTCATAGGTAACGCCGTAACTGTGGATATAGTAGAATTAATAGCAAAACGATTAAAAAACATACAAAAATGAATAAAACAATTCAAGAACTCTTCCCACTTATCCAAGAGTGGGCAAAAGAAAGGGGGATATTTAAGAAAAGTACCCCATTTGACCAACTACTTAAGACCCATGAAGAGGTTGGGGAGCTTATCAAGGCGTGTTATGACAATGATAAACCAGCTATCCAAGATGCGATAGGTGATACTATGATTTGCCTTATTAACTACTGTTACTTTATAGAATTGGATGTTATAAAGAAGATTAAGCAAGCGGTTGAACTATCCTTGCCAGAACTTGACATCATCACACGCGTTATAGAAGTTAATAGATCTTTAGATAGATTGATAAGTATTAATATGAGGAATGAAGGTGAAAAACTATCTGAACCAAGCGAAATTAGGGTATTTAGTATTGCACATTCTCTCAACGAGATTGCCCTATTAGAGAATACCACTCTTGAAGAGTGCCTTAACATTGCGTACAACAAGATAAAAAACAGAACTGGAAAAATGATTAACGGTAAATTTGTGAAAGATGAAAGATAAAAAAGTAACAATTAACGAATTAGGTATAACAGTAACGTACCAAGTTAGATTTAGCGGTGAAGTTACTGAAAAAGTAGCTCAGCAATTACAAGCTATGTACAAAGAAGAAATGGTATATAGTGAGGAAGATGACCCTCTAACCAATCACCCCTACGAAGAAGCAGTAGAACTCGTTGCCGATGTAGGCATTGATGGAGTACCACTCCATTATACCTACGAAATTGACAGTTTAGAATTTTCAGAAGAATAACCCTAAAAACAACAAAGATGAAAAATAACAACTACCCATCTTGGCTCGTCTCATTGGAGATAGCGAAAGAACTCAAGGAAATAGGGTTTAAAGATAAGTGTCTTTGCTATTGGCACGAGTACTTTCATCGAATAGAATGCTCTACGGACGATGAGGAGAGGCTTTGCCCTGAATATTACGATTACAATACCGATGAAAGTACTACATCACTCCCCACTTGGGAACAAGTCTTTGAGTGGTTCAGAGAGAAAGGTTACCATGGTATTATAGCTGCAAAAGGTGAAGACGGAGAGAATGAGTACTCCTATTGCATTGACTACCTCAATGAGTTGAGTAGTGACTTTGAGCAGGACAGCCACCTCACCTATGAAGAAGCTCGCGAAGCCCTCATAAAAGCACTCATACGAACCTATAAAAATGAACAACTATGAATAAAAAACTTATCGTCCTATCAGGAAAGAAAAGAGTAGGCAAGGACACTGTGGCTAATCTATTCAATGAATACACCCAGCGTAAATACGAACTAAGAGCCTTTGCCGAACCAGTCAAAGAGATAGTGTCTCAAGTAGTAGGACAGACCCCCTACATATTAGACCTATACAAGGAAAGCCGATTAGTAGATGTCAATGGTATATCGAGCAACCTAACCATAAGGGAGCTGTACCGAAATACAGCCGACTTTTACAAGGAACTACTCGGAGAGGATATATTCGCTAAGCTAATGCTAAGGCGATTGGCTCACGAGAATTACGAATTTCCAAGGGTGATTATCACAGACATGCGATTCAAAGTGGAATATGAACAGATGAAACTGCTTGACCCTGTCTTTATCCGTGTGAAATGCAGAATGGGTAATATGGATACTCACCCCTCTGAAACAGACCTTGACGATGTGCCTGATAGTGATTTTCACTTTTTGATTGACAACACATGCACACGAACACAACTTAAGGAACAAGTACAAACCATTGTTAAATTGTTAAAAATATGAAAGTATATATCTCAGGAAAGATTAGTGGCACAGACCTAACTCACACACGCAAGCGATTTAGTGATGTAGCCGACAAACTCCAATCATTAGGACACGAGGTTACCAATCCTCTTTGTAATGGATTATCTGAAACAGCCCCTTGGGAGGCACATATTGCAAAGGATATTGCTAATCTATTACAATGTGAGGGTATATACATGCTACAAGGATGGGAGGAAAGTCAAGGAGCAAGGATAGAACATGCTATGGCAAAAGATGCTAAATTAATAGTATTTTACGAGTAAAAAAGTAATGATTTAGGGTTACAAGGAGCTTATTTCTGTATTCTCGTAACCCTTTATTTACTTGGTTTTAAATCACAATTTAACAAAATGAGTTATATTTGTTGTTGGTTTTATTGTCGTTTTTACATACGTTTTTGCATGTGTAAATGTTGCTCATTTTCAAATAATTATATAAAAAAATTGTAGGAATAGTTTAAATATTTTTGTACCTTTGCGCTTTGTAAGGATTTAACAATCTAATATTATATTTCAGGTTATGAAGACAAACCAAAACATGATTCGTAAAATGGGTAACTTTGATGTTATCCAGCGTACTAAGGATGGATTTTTCAATGCTACCACCTTATTAAAACAATGGAATGAGTTCGTAAGGAATGTAAATTTAAATGATATAAATTTTGACCAAATCAATGAAAATTTAAATAGGGGGAATTCCCCCCATTTGAAAGAGAAGGATATTAAAGAGTTTTTCTCAAATAAATCTACACAAGAATATATAGGCGTCATACTATCAAAGGAAAATCTTAGTAATAAAAATTCTGTATATACAGCAAACAGAGGAAATAAAGGAGGTACTTGGATGCATCCTATGTTGTTTATTGACTTTGCTATGTGGCTTAATCCTTATTTCAAATATGATGTATTAAGATTTGTATCTGATGAAATGATTAAGTACCGAAACCTTGCAGGAGATAGCTATAAAATATTAGCTTCACATGTAGCGACTATCGTTCCTAAACAGCTTATGCCTATGGCTATGAAAAAGATAGCACAAGGATTGAATTTTATAGTTTTTGGAGATCATAAGCACGCTATGCGTAATGAAGTAGGAGAAGAAACCAAGCAAGTAGAACTTTTCCAACTACAACAAAAAGTGGCTGACCTTATAGGAGATGATTTCATAAAGTCATTTGACGAACTAATAACCTACCTCCGAAAGTTATATGGAAGAAAATACACACCTAAAGCCTTAATAAATTAACTACAAAGCCGCCTAATGACAACAAATGTAATAACCCCTAAAATAAAGAACAAGAACAGCAGACAGCTAAAAAGGAGGCTTCGTATAATGAAAGCATTTCTCCTTATTAAGTATGCCCATTTATACAGCCAGAGATGCCTACATCAATCCTTGATGAAGTCAAAGAATGACTATCACACAGCGGAGAATGTATCCAATATGATAAATGATATATTCGGAGGACAGACCACTCCTCAAGATTTTATCTGTGATAAGAACGAGCAAGCAGATAAGTGTATTAACCTAACCGAGGAGATGAAATCATACGAAGGATTACTAAAAACACTAAACATTGACCCTAAAGATGTATATGCTTTTTGCGCTGATGTAGAGTATAACAACTCAGTTCCATTATTCAGATGTTATGGACAACTTGCTATGTATGTAATAGGTCATATTATGAATTATGACTTAGGAATGATAACCAAAGATGAAGCCTTAAAAAAAATACAACACCTTAAGGATTTTGAATTTGCTCCTAAAAACCTATTTATGGTAACTCGTAAGATAGTTATTCAAGTAAAAGAAGCCTTTGGGTTAGTCTTTTTAAGAAGAATTACAAGACGATTCGAAAAAGAGTACAAGGGCAAAAAATTTAAAGTGACAATAAAAAGTAATGTACCCCTATGAAACACCAAGAAAGCACCCTACAAACTTTCTGTGTAAAATGGTTTAGGCTCCAGTATCCTAACCTCGTGATATACGCCGTCCCTAATGGTGGCAGTCGA